GTATGCTGTATGAATAAACAGTATCATTGAGGTAAAACGCTATGGGCTTCCCTTCTCCTGCGGCGGATTATGTTGAAAGCCGAATTTCTCTTGATCAGCAACTAATCAGGCATCCATCAGCAACCTACTTCATGCGGGCAGCTGATAGCCATCACCGTGAGGGAATATTGCAGGGTGCTTTGCTGGTGGTTGATTCCTCGCTTACTCCGGTTGAGGGTTCTCTGCTTGTGTGCGCTATGGAGGGTGAATATCGCATAAAGAGATACAGGAAGTATCCGCGCCAGCACCTGGAGGATTTAAGCACCGGGAAGAAAGAGGCGTTACCAGTAGATGACGATGGATACACGGGCAGTAATGCTGTTTTTGGTGTGATCACTCATGTCATCAATGATGCCCGAAGTGGGGAATTTGATGATTGTCCGGTTATTTAAGCTGCAAAGTGCTGGTGCTTTATGCCTGTGAAGTTTATAGTTGTGTACACATAACGAGTACACGAGGTGTTTATGCAATCCATTAACTTCCGTACCGCGCGTGGCAACCTTTCTGAAGTGCTCAACAATGTTGAAGCCGGGGAAGAGGTTGAAATCACCCGCAGAGGCCGTGAGCCAGCAGTAATTGTCAGCAAGGCTACTTTCGAAGCCTACAAAAAAGCGGCGCTGGATGCTGAATTTGCATCCCTGTTTGACACCCTGGACTCCACCAACAAGGAACTGGTTAACCGATAATGAGGCATATATCACCGGAAGAACTTATTGCGCTTCATGATGCGAATATAAACCGCTACGGCGGCCTGCCTGGCATGTCAGATCCGGGCAGGGCAGAGGCCATTATCGGGAGAGTCCAGGCCAGAGTTGTGTACGAAGAGATTACCGACCTTTTCGAAGTCTCCGCAACCTACCTGGTGGCTACTGCGAGAGGGCATATATTCAATGATGCCAATAAGCGTACCGCGCTAAACAGTGCGCTGCTATTTCTACGCCGTAACGGTATACAGGTATATGATTCTCCCGTGCTGGTGGAACTTGCGGTGGGGGCCGCAACTGGTGAAATCCCCGTATCTTCAGTAGCGGAAAAACTACGTGAATTATTTGGTTCCAATATTTGAAAAGAAGCCCGCTCAACCAGGCGGGCTTCCTACTATCACTCAATGATTTTTTCTGCTGTCAGCCAGCTAATTCGGTGATGTTTTTAGGCGTCAGCATCCTCCGCTACCTCTGCTTCAACATCAGCCACGGCTTCATCGGACGGTTCTTCTTTGGCCTGCTCTGCAATCGCCGCACGGCATTTCGCCCTGGCTGTAGCGATTGCTTCAGCTCGCACATCGTCTGGAATCGTTGACGTGATATACATATCCAGTTCTTCGGCACGGAATACTGTTTGGTCCAGATATTCGCGTAGCATCCAGGTAAATTCGAAATCACACGCGATAATCTCTGCGCTACCTTCTGCACCATTTGGGAAATGAATAAATGCCTGTTTAGCCAAACCGGTAACACGACATGCGGTTGCCAAAACAGCGGCAACCAGGTTTACATTTTCACACGCTACGGGCTGATTAACGCCGGAGATTACTCCATTTAACTGTCGGTTATATGGAAGGTAGTTTGAGATGCGTTCTACGCGCCATGTGCCAGTCAGGCTGCCATTCTTAAAGATAATTGGTGTAACGGATAGCCCAAGCTCGCGTATAAGTCGTTGCGCTATAGCAGGATCATTAAACATGTCTAATGCTACACATTCGAAAGACTGTGCAAGGGTAAACAGTTCTTCCAGAGAGTAGTCTTTGCCCCTGGCGGTGATGTAACGATGAACGCCGCTTTCTGCATCACTCCATATAGCTACGCCATGCTCTTCATTCAGCTCTTCATTAAAGCCGAGATACGTCATGATAGTACGTTCAATCGTGTCAAACGGCAGTGACATGTCGGCGTTAACAGCCACCAGCAGGCCATTACGCAAGCGGTATTGAATTGCTTTAGTATTTTCCACGTTAAATCACTCCACTACAAACCAGTCACATGCCAGTAAGTCGCCTACAGAAGGCAACCACGGAACAACTACACCTTGTGCATTTTTTAAGGCGAAATAAGCACCATACGGAACGAGATCGCCGGGGAAATATCCCTTAATGGCTTCCATTCGTGCCGGGTACTGTCCTTCAGGAACCAGCCAGCAGAATTGGTTTTCGCCGTTCCACCCGCGCCGGGCAACTTTCTTGCCATCCTTCAGCCACATCAGCGCGTCAGAAAAGTCGGCTGCTTCAAGGTCGATTTCTTCTTGTAGAGTAGCGATACCGCCAGCAGAAATAGTTACGTCCCTGGCTGTAATGAATGTCACCCCATTGTGACCTTCAATGCTGAGCGATACCCCATTTTCGGTAGGCGTCGTTAACCCGGCTATAGCATTTTTCAAATGCTTTCTCTGGCACATAGACCAGATAGCCATTTTCAGCAGTGACGAGATATCCTCCTATTTGCGGTCGGAATTTTTCCAAGAACACACCATCAACACGAAGCGTCATTCCTTTTGGCTCAACGACTTCGATACTGCCAAAAATGGGCGCATAAGCTTTGCCGACAATAACAATATCTTTGATTTTCGATGCCCGAATGATGCTGTGGCATTTGTATTTGGGGAACACCTGAAAAGTGCTGACCATAATCCTTCCTCTACTTAAAACTTTGCGTACTGAAGCGGTGTACGCTTGATTTCAACGCGGTCTTCCGATGTGCTACCAAAGCCACCAGCACCACGTTCCGTTTCGTTGAGTTCCTCAACCTCGACTAGTGAGACTTGTTCAACACGCTCAAAAATTCCTTGCATGACAGCCATTCCAGGCTTGAGACAAACGCCTTCCCCGCCGGGATCAGTAATCAGTTTTGCCATGATTTCACCGCGATAATCGGAGTCGATAATTCCTACGCAGTTAGCCAGGCGAGTATGTTTTTTGCAGCCCAATCCGGAACGCGGATAGAGTTTTAGACACCAGCCGGGCGGGATCTCCATAGCCAGTCCGGTGTACACCCACCAGCTTGAGGAAATTGCACCATTGCTATCGACACATGGTTTTATTTCAACAGCCTCAAAATCCATCGCCGCCGATCCGGAGGTGGCATAAGCTGGAAGTTTTGCTGCCGGATGTAGGCGTTTCACTTTTACGTAAATCATTGTTTTTTAGCTCTCTGCGTGAAGGTGTAAACCCGACGTTTGATATGTGGAACGGTAGGAACAGGAAGACAGGAACTTTCAATAACTCCTTGCTCCTCCAGCGATCGCACCGCCCGCAAGAACTGCGACGTGTCGCCGCCAAACTGGCGGGCATAGGTGCTGCCGTTATGAAGTATTTGAGCTATTACCCGAGCTTTTTGTCTGGCTGTCACGATATGCGAATAGCCGCACGGCCTCTTCTGGCGCAATCGCTAACTGATAGCCTTTCCCGGCACGGTGTCGAATGAATCCATGCGCCAGTAGGTTTTTGAGTTCGTTACGAGTGCGAACAGATCCGTAATCCAGGAAGTGTGGATTGATAATGACTGGCTTAAACCATTCCGTAGGTGCTTTAGCTAATAGAGCTAACAGCTTCCCGGACAATTCTGGATAGGAAGACGGGTAACAATTCAGAGATGTGTAATAAGTTTTCACCGACGCCCCCTTGCAGGATAGCGACCTGCATTAGTATCTGGTGCAATAAAGCCGGTAGTGGGGCGAGTGAAGGCGAGATTAATCTTCTCGACCATAGTGCGATAATTTTCCTGATAGTGGGCCAGGAGTTTTTCGGCGGCAATGATGGTTACTTTCCGGACGTAGCTTTCTGCTTCCTCCAGATTTCGCCAGTTTTTTTCGAGGGTAAACACAGGGACGGCCTCAAGCCCGGTCATGATGCCGAACACAACGACAGCATGACTGTTCTTAACACCAGCGGCGAAGGTTACGGTGTAACCATCCACCTTGAAGCGTCTTGATTCCGTGATTTTACTCTGCAAAGCACCCTCCTAAATAGGCGAGGGTACTTTACAGCAAAGGCGTTAATCTAAAAAGATGTGTTAGAAATTTAATTTACGAATCCATCAGGCGGCTATTAGCCCCCACAGACACGCCGCCACGGCGAAGATACCGCATAAGTGTTTCCGGTTTCTTCCAGGTTCCTTCCTGCATGATCTCCACCATAGACACCTGCTTTTCAGCCATATCAATAGCGGCCCCGACGCGTGCACTATGCCCGGTCCACGTCCGGTATCTTCCTTTGTTTGGCGTAGCATCTCTTTTATTCAGCAACACCCAGGCGTCGCTGAATATTTTCTCCATTGCAGGTGCAGTAAGGGGCGTTGTCGTGATCCTGGCCTTATTGCTACGGTGTATCGGCGGGAACAGCACTGCGTCAGGATGTTCGCGAAGCCCGGAAACATCCAGCCAGTCATTCAGCACAGCGGTAGTGCGACGGGAAAGCACCTTATCAAGCCCGGCGGCGGTCGTTATTGTCTTCGTGTGTGAAATATGTAGCGTGACAGTGTCACCTGTTTGGTCCAGATCTCCTACACGAATACGCGAGATTTCCGACATACGCATCAGCGTATTGTATGCAACAAAGAGAAAAGCCCGGTTGCGCAGGTCCACCAGCCGTTCTGACCTGGACAACAGGACGTCGAGCAGTTTCAGATCGTCCCACCGCAGCGGTATAGCCTGGCCTGTTCGTTCGCCTTTTTCAGTTGCCGCTTCGCGCCGGATGCGCCGCATAGCCAGAGAAACACTTTTATCATCCGAAAGTGGCGGAAGGCCACAATGCGAAAGCAGCATGTTCAGCATGGCGTAGTGCTTATCAATGGTGGTCGAAGCCAGATCGGCATCATGCAGCTGAAGAAAATACTCGCGGGCCATTTCTGGTGAGATCGGAAACCAGGCAAGCTGGCGAGCGTGACACCAGCGCGCCCAGGAATGAAACACCAAACGGAGGTCGCGCAGAGTATTCGGCGCATAAGCTCCCTGGTCATTCATGAACCGCATAAAGTTTTCTGCGGCTTCCTGGTACTCTTTGCCAATGTTGCGCAGAAAACCACCGGAACTGCCAGAGATAATTAATTCACTCATGAAACTATTTAACCTCTATATACAGATGACGCTACGCGAAAAATATAAAAATGACAGGGTAGCTATAAGTTAATTTTCAAGATTCAAGCCTTTGATTCGAGGCGCGTATTTTGAGTGATGTCAATACTGATCATCTACCCATGATTATAGCCTAACTTTAAATAATGCCAATTATTTAAAGTTATAAAATGCCGATTTTTTTAATCCATCATAGATTGATGATGACCAGTAACACGTTGCCTTCATGGTCTTTAATTTGCGAAGTGTGGTTTCTACGGTTGGTTTTCTAAAATTGATGACAAAAAATCACAGTTCGATCCTTTACTCACTCTGTTATTCGACATAAATTTGTCATAGTAATTTTATGTTAGAAAACTAAATCGAGTAGGAATAATGAGTAAGAAGTCGATCGAGAAAGAGTACAAACGGTTCCTGCAAACCGCTGAACGGTGGAAAGAGCTGGTGGTCGCAAACTCTGTTTTCCATGATACCAGTTATGCTGGCGAGGAATTCCGCCATGTTGCATTAACGCATGACCAAAACATATTAGAAGAAGACTGAAAAATGTCTTGCTGAATGGAAAGCCTTCGTTGACATGTGCCGCGATGCCGACGGCAAAGCGTCGAACATTGTTGAGTCTGTATATTCTCCGATCCCATTCATCATTGAGGACACCAATCAAAGCACGCATGTCGTTGTGCAAAGCGCTACAACAACACGTACATTTACACGTGAACAATTGCTAAAAAAATACGACAAAATCATAAAGAAAAGCCTTAAAAATAGGGTTTTTCTCAAATCGTAGGTGATCTTGAAGAAGAACAGCGCTTCTTTGAAGCTGAGCCTGAAGGCGAGATCTACCGGGCGCGTAAAGAGGCATATACAGATGTTGTGCTGACAACAAACATCGAAGGCAGCAATGCCCTTTCTCGCTTTAGAGTTGGCGCACATGGTGCATTGGTTTTCGCAAGACTACCGAAGACAACGATCCCCGTTGTCAATAATGTTGGTGAACGCCGGAGCATTACAATTTATTCTGGCGTCGAATCGGTACCTTGCAGCCTTCTCGGCGATTTTAACTTATATCGTGTTCGTGACCTGGAAAAACACCAGCCAAGCTATGTTGCGAAGTCGTACATCTTAAGGAACATCGATATTCGCAATGAAAGCCTTAAGCAGAAATCCGCTAAGATGCTGGAGGATGCCGATCCGGCTATTCGCCATATCATTGAGCGTAAGATACGTACATCACGTGAAGCAATGGCAAGGCTGGATAAAATGGATCTGGAATTGTTAGACGTAATGATGGCCTCTGGAGACGACCTGACCGGCATTAAACTGAATGAAGCTCGTAAAAAATACGGCAAAGCAATCGAAGAACGTTACGGATACACATTCCCCCAAACGCAGTACGCCGCGAAGCTCTGGTAATCACAACCGGCCCCGCATCGCGGGGCTTTATATATCCAGATCCGGCATTTCGATATCCGCCAGAACCTGATCTCGGAAAGTTGCCATTTCGGCACCAATATCTTCATTAGCAGGCACATAGTCCACCAGCATAGTGAAGCAGTAGGTATCCCATCGGTCAGGCGATTTGATGTTTAGCTTTTGCCGCATGTGCTCTTTGCGCATCATCGCCATTTTCCCTTCTTCATTCAGTAAAAAGGGGATTTTTGACGCTTGCTCTGCCGTTTTAGGGTCACTGTCTATCCGCATACGCCCTGACTTTATGGCATCACGCGCCATAATGTTTGCGTAGGCACGCTGATTAACAAATCGCTCCCTGTCTTTGTTCGCAAACATGGGTTTTCCCCACCGAATACGTACCGGGTTCGCACCACGACGCACCAACTGCGCACACGTATCAGAACCAAAACCATCAGCATCAACCGCGATTGTTATATTCGGGTATTTTTCCGGCGTACATTCGTTATATATGAAGTCAGCAAAGGCCAATGGGTCCATAGTGCCAGGCATCTCCATTACCTTAAAGTTAACAACGCGCCGCTTATCCCTGTGACCTGATACCTTGCAGATGTTGAGGACCGACTTATCTCGCCCATTACCAACGTCAGCCGTTGCCACCCATCCCCAGTTTTTCTCCAACAACACCTTGCGGCGAGCAGAGCGATCGCATTCATCACGACCAAGCAAATAGCCGTTAATTTCTCGTGGGAACTGACCAAGCACCTTGACCATGTACTCAATAGAATCGCGCCCACCATATTCCAGAAGCTTCTCCTTGATGAATTGTGGTGTGACGAACGGTGATTCTTCCGAGTTAAGAACAATTGCTGTCCAGATCCCTTTCGGGTTGTCTGGGGTTTTTGCTCGAGAATGGTGCGAATCGTAGAAATAACCACTTGGCCTTGTTGGCTGGGATAGCATCAACATCCGGTTATCTTCTTCAGTAAGAGCACCGGTCATTACGCCGATCGCCTTATCAGATATACCAGATGCTTCATCCAGAATTAGAAGCAAATGTGCCGCGTGTTCCCCCGCCAGCGCTTCTTCGTTGCCGAGTCGATAACCTTTGCAGAGAACTTCCCAAATCCCCTTACGGGAGCGCTCATAAAACATGGTGTCAGAGAGGACAAAATAGGTCTGCAACCACCCATGACGCTTAACTGCATTCGCCCAATACTGTTTAACGTATTTGAATACGCCTGTTTTTACCTGGCCTATCTTGTTAGCAACAATGATGACACGGGCATCGGGGAACAGGATCATAAAAATCAACAGCAACATCGCGGTAAGGGACGACTTCCCCGTTCCGTGTCCGGACGTGACGGTCGTCCTACTCCCCGTTTCCTGCACTGACTGAATGATCTGCTGCTGCTGGTGGGAGGGGAACATCCCAAAAATATCGACTACAGCCTGGGTAAAGTTGTAGCGGTATTTGATTACCATATCGCGCCAGCGTGGATCGCTGGTGACGCATTTAATCTTGCGCCCGCCAGCCATTAATCATCCTCCGGCGGTTCTATCGCGATATCATCATCTCCGGCGTCATACCCTGCATCAGATGCATCATAATCACCGTAAATTTCAGCCGTTGCCGAAGGGTCAATATCCAGCTCTTCGTCGTTGGCCTCGAATTCTCCAGCTTTACGCTCGCCATTGCGGTCGTAATCTCCGCACCCCAATTCTTCAACAATGGTTGCCACATCCGCCCGGCGCTCTGCCAGCCATTGCGGATGGTTAGCCTGAAGCGTTGCAAACTCCCTTGCCTCTTTGTCCAGCTGTTCATCATCAACATCATTGACGTCAGAAACAGGTGGTTCGAGAAGAGTGATAGCTTTCGCCGCGCGCGCCGCGAGGATAGCCGGGACGCTGACACCCTGGCGCTCGATGTATTCAGCAACACCGATATCATCCAGTTCCTCGCGCTCACGCATACGTATAGCGGCGGCGATAACTCTGGCTGCGCGTGCGTCAGCGACAATGCGATATTCAATCTCTTTGCCACGCTGTTCGGCCTGTAGGCGTGCTAATTCGAGTTTTTCTCTGGCCTCAGCCTCTTTGAATGCTTGCTGGCGAGCGCTCTGACGAAGCTTTTCATCCCCCTGTCGCAGCTTTTGTTCGGACTGATATATAGCTGCCAACCTACTGATAAAATCATTCATGTAGTAGGCCGCGTCACTGATTAGACCGAGAAGGCGCTGCCCAGGGTGCATTCCTTCTGGCTCTTTATCGCCCAAGGCGTCTATTTCCGCCTGTAGACGTTCGGCCTCCTGATCAACAATGCTTTGATACTGAAGTGCGCGCTCTTGCGCCATTTGAATTGCTAACCGCAGGTGTTCTTCTGCGCCGTTCTTCATCATATCGCGAGCCACATTCGTAGTTGGCAATGTGGCACGCTGCACAGCACCGTCAGGGATCATTGCAGAAGATCCCTCAATTTTTGGGGCGTTTTTATCTTCTTCGGGGATCATTTTCGCCATTTTTTCGCGCAATGATCTCCTGACAGATTCTTTTATCTCATTGTTATTATTTGAATTATTTTCATGATCCGAAGTTTTCTTTCTCGGCATACTTCGGAAAGAACCTGCGCCCTGCGAATTGTCAATTTCTGTAAATTTTGTTTTTTCTGCACCCTCTTCCAGCTTTTTTGTTGCTCTTCCCGCCCGTTTTTTTTCAGGTGATTTGGTGCTTTTTTTTGTTGTCTTTACCTGCGACCGCACCTCATTTTTTTTCATATTGAGATGCTTTCTGGCTGTATTGAAGCTAAGGCCATGCTCCTCACAGTATTCCTTTACAGTGATCCCTTTTTCTTCACGCAACGCTATAAAGCGGGCGCGGTGCTCCTCCCAATTAACCAGACTCATAAAGCAACACCACGCTTTTTAACGGCGGCATTCCACAGCTTATTCGCCATGTCCACCAGCTCTCGTTGCTCTTTTCGCGCCTGTTCGACTGATTTCCTGCTACAGTTTTTAACCAGTAAACTGCCATATTCAGGGGTTCGCCCACGCACCTTGAACTGATATCCGTTCAGGCCATGCAACCAGTATTTTCGTGGGTAAACACGATCATCAAGCTCACAGATTGCCCTGCTTGAACGAACAAAATGACGAATGATGTTAGTTACACTTACTCGTGAAACATGGAGATGAGGGTATTTTTCTTTGGCGAGAGTGGTAATTTCAGTGACTGTCAGATAGCAGTCAGCCCTGATCATGATATCCGCAATTTCTGCGCTGCTGATTTGTTCCATTAATCCCCCGGGCAGGAAATGACCGAGGGGATGATAATGAGAATGTTAAAACTGTATAGACTGGTAAAAAGATGATTGTATTAGAAAATTAATACTAAATATCTAATACTACCAGCGAGACAAACGAACAACATGTTTCACTTTTGCGATCCACTGTCCGCGATAACTATTGATTACGGCCTGTGCCAGCTTCAAATTGGCTTCAAAATCAGCCTTACTACATCAGACTCCACCAGCATTCCTCCATCTATTTCTGGTAAACATAGATAATCCTGCTCAACCTGCAGCGGCATTGATGGCTCTCTGAATGGGGTTACTTGCTCTGCTTTCCAGCGAAATCTAACCCTTATCCCCCTGGTGGTCATTACTAGATAGCCTGTTATAGTTCTTTTATGGCCCACATCAGTACGCGTGGCATTGCATGACACGATCTTACAGTTAGCGATAGACCACTCCATATTGGTGGCCTGTTGAGTGCTTAATTTGGTAGTCCCGTACATCAGAAAGCCTCCCAGTCAGTCGCGATAATATCCACACAAGTTGCAAACCAGTCTGTCTGCGCCTGTAAATCCCCATTCATCATTACCAGGCGAGGCATCACCATCACATCGCACCCTTCCACAATATCGAATGCCTCTTCCGGCAAGAATTCGAAGAGCTTTTTCTTTGCTGCCAATACTGCCACGGAACATCGATATATAGCTCCCTTTGGGCCATGATGTCCGCCGGGCATCAAGCCCTTTCATCATCCAGTAAAAAGCCGAGGAAAAAGGATATTCTTTTTGCCAATGATTACATTATTCGCTTCTGTGTATTTCAGGAACTTAACTAACCTTACCATTGACTCGGATAACGCAACGTATGGCTCATGATTGATTGCTGACACGCTTACACCGTGCAATCCAACGCTTACCACTGTCATATCGCCGCTCTGTGCGGTTTCGATATTGCCGCCTTTGCGAACTAATGAGGCGTAAAGTTCCTCTCGCTTTTGGGTCCAGCGTTCACGCTTCCCTATGAAGTCACTCAAAATGAGATCTTCTTCTGCATATGCGTTATCGTTCGCCATTAACATAACGTCTCCTTTTTTACACGCGCGACTATCCCCCGGAAGTACCGGTAGTGATGTCGTAACTTCGTATTAATTAAGGGGTACAGCCTGAGCGGCTATATGATGAATTGAAAGGAGTTGTGGCGGTGGTGCCTCCACCTGCCAGGTTAGCCACTCCTGGCGACGTCACTTATCAGAACGTAGTGAATGAAAATGGCTTCGTCACGAGCGCATAGCCGCAATTACCACAACGGAAACGGCGCTCACGCTAATTAAACGCCTTTTCCTGTTGTGCGCCGTGCTCTTCCGGCTGTCACACCGAATCGCCAGGATGGTGAATCCGCAGTCCGACGCTATGAACGGGGCTTGCACATTCCGGCTACCTGGTGTGCCCATGCAGTGTTAGTAAAAGGTACCTAACAGCTACACCAGACCGCTAACGACGCATGTGCCATACGCCGTGTTACAACCAAATGTGGTGGCCCCTACCGGACTTGAACCGGTGACCGTGCGATTATGAGTCGCCCGCTCTAACCACTGAGCTAAAGGGCCAGATTACTGTTAATTACGCTTACGCTTTTTGCCAGAACCGCGTAAGGCTTTTGCCGCTTGCTCTACCCCGTATGCAACCACCAGCAGAAACAATAATGTCCACTCCGGGTTTTTATCGGCAAACGCCCAAAAATCCATCACTTGCAGCCACCTTTTAAGACAAAACGCCATTGCTGTTAGGTTGCGGTGCCGGGTGCCTCCCGGTGACGTTAACCAGTTAACAATTAACGCCGGATCACTTATGGATTCTCGTTACGCCAGTAAAAAGACCACCTTTACTGTTTTAACTGTTCCGCGTGCGCTTAGCCGCATTCACCGCAATGGTAAGAGCATTTGGCTGACTGGGCGGCGATGACGCCTGTACGCATTTGGTGATCCGGTTCTGCTTCCGGCATTCGCTTAATTAGCCAAATACCCTTAATGTTGCACTGGCGGAGAGTAATGGAATCGAACCATCATCGCTTGCGCAATGGGACGGTTTTCAAGACCGCTTGAGCACCATGCTCCCTACTCTCCCGTTATTGTGGCGACCGGTGCTGATCTCCGGCTTGCGGTTATTTCAGACTCTCACGGGCGTTTAATTGCCCCGCCGAACAGCTCTTTTCCGCAATAGCTGCAATGTCTTTCGCGCATCAGCCTGCGCATTCACCACAATGTTGAGAACACTGGTTGTCACGCTGCAACGCAACATTTATTCGTAGATTGGGATATGACCCCGTTACGCCAGTGTTCTCAACGTTGTAGTGCCGGTTACGGTTCCGGCCAGACCTCTTCCTCAACGGGGTGTTCTCCATACGGACTACCGTTTATTGGTCGTTCCTGCGGTTTATGTTGTGAAGCCAGATGCTTATCTTCTGGTTGCTTCAAAGAGCTGCACTTCATCACAACGGTAAGGGTACTTCGTAGGGATTCGAACCCTCTGCCAAGCACGGCGATCTCCGACGTCGCAAAATACCCTTACCTGTTGTGTTGGTGCCGGTTAACGGACTCGAACCGCTGACATCCTGCTTACAAGGCAGGCGCTCTACCAACTGAGCTAAACCGGCATTGGCGATGGTGGATGGATTTGAACCATCGACCCGTTGATTAACAGTCAACCGCTCTAACCGCTGAGCTACACCATCACTTGCCGGGTACGTCTCCGGCGAGGGCTTCCACCTCCGTATGCTTTTCGGCGCACCGCGCCCTGGCTGCAATTCGGTAACAGGGGATGCACAACCCTGGCTTCCAGCGTGATTAGCGCCTTCAGCATGACGGGATATACCCGTAGTAGGATGTTATCCCAGAAAGCCATTAATCAATGGCTGTTACGCGGGAGGGACGTAACAGGTAAGGGCGCTGACCAGAAAGACCTGACCCTTCTCATTCATCTGGTTAATCACACCAGCGCCCTTGCCTGTTATGCCTCCCCGTTCCCTAATACACAGACGGGGACACTCTGCGGTCGATTTTTTGACGGGGGACGACTCATACCCCGTGGCGTCAGGCTTCTTAGGCCGCTACCATCATCAGATCATCGTTTGCATTTACTTTAATGGTCGGGTTCTAAACCGCCGCAAAGTCGCTAACCATGACGAAAACCCTAAAAAAGCCCACCCGAAGATGGGCAAATACGCTACATCTCACACAAGAAAGAAGCCGACTGCCTGAGCTGGATTCACTTTCAAATGCCCGCAGAAAGGGATCACAAGTCGGCTTCTTTCTTGATGCGGCACTCTCTCCGCCCGTCACCGCTCTGTCTCGGTTGTCGCGTTTGCCACGCCAGCCATAACGAGGTTTAAAGTCTTTTCACGTTCCCATCACTCGACTGCCGTCTGTGGCTGTTCGTTGCAGCGGGGGTGCCTCCCCCTGGGGATATCCCCGGCCTTACCCCATTCTTTCAAGACACAATGCAAGGCCACATCCGCATAGGTGCATTACCGCAACATTAAGGAGACTCAGGGCAAAAGGTAACCGCCACAAAAATCCCTATGCCTCCTTAATGTTGAAGATGTGCATTGATGATTAGATGCAGCATGTACCGTTACTCTCTGCCGGACCATCATCAATGAACACCTTAAAAAAACCTTCCGTGGCTCAACATGTATTGTCGTTTACTCCGCAAAGTGCTCTCTCTGAAACCACTTTCCGCACTAAACCTGTTGAACTTTGGTCTGCTCGGTGCCAAAGCGTGCTCTTGGTATACTATACTTTTCTAACACTTTAATTTGTTAATTGCTGGTGGGCAAACAATAACCAATAAGTGACTATCAAGCCCAGCACGCGAAACGTGGGTACCGCCCACCAGCAAGGAAAATTCTATGTTAAGTCATCTTCACAATCAATACATTCGAATTGTGATTTTAGATTTCTAACACATCATTTCCCATAAAGATCTTCTACACCCCCATTCTTCTTATCCCATTCGTTCGCCCATACCCGGCAAGCGTCAATGATTTCCTGACGACGATCTCCTTGCATGAACGGAATGCTTTCATGGAAACAGCTTGGAATGCAGGCCACACTGAATACAGTATCAAACTCCGTCTGCTTGATTGCCTCCAGCGTCTCCGGACGCATTTTTAATTCATCGATTGGCGCATCCTTAGAGTCCATAATCCGGCGATATAAGCGCGGAAAATCCGTCTCCAGGTACGCCATAATTTTATCTGCGAGACATTCGTCTATGTCGGTATTCG